TTTAGCACCCTCATCAATAAGACTTTTTACGATCTTACCGTATGGAGTATCCATAATTTTTGCTTCACCGATATAGTTTTTTCCTTCTGGATACAACTTTTTAATCATGTGAGATACTCTCTCTAAATTAACAGTTGGTCCTTCTGGATGACCTAGTTCGCCGAATGCTCTATTTTTATTGATAAATTCTTTATTGTATCTAGTAGCTTCTTTATGAAGAACATTAGTAGGATATATTCTACCGTTACGGTTTTTAATATCTCCTTGTAAAAAGATACCTTTGATTGAATAGTTTTTCTTACCGCCATCAACTTCTTCTATAATATATTGAGCGTCGTTTATTTCTTCTCTTATAAGTTTCATTTTCCCTCTTAGTTACTTACTATTTATAAATTACTAGCTTCTTGGAGAACCAACAGCACTAACTTTACCAGCAGTTAATGTAATAGTATCAGTTGGTGCTTTTTCTATAATAATAGAATCCCCTGCTAATGCTAAATAAATTTCTCCTAGTGTACTAGTGTCAACATCTTTTACTAGAACAGTCTGTGCAGCTGATGTAGCAACACAATAAACAAATTGTGCTCTATCTATATTACTACCGTTTGGATTAGTTACTACTAATCCTTTAGCAATTATTGTTGCCATTTTATTTTACTCCTAATTGTTCGTTTACTTCTTTATTAAAATAATTATATAAATCTTCTTTATTAATATTACGAGAAGCCCCAACTTTTTCTATAGCTCCTTCAAAATTTTCTAAAGTTAATTTTTGATTTTTTTCTAAAATAGAAAAAACATCTTGTATAGCTTGTTTCATAACAGGAGTTAACTCATTAAATGAATTTGAATTAATAACTCTAGTCTCTCTAACTATACTACTTAACTTATTTTTCATCAGTAACAATTTCCGTTTTAACAGAAGGATTTAAAACTTCAGGTTTAGCATCACTATGTGGTTGTGCTTGAAATAACACACTAGCTAATTCTTTTCTTTTTGTTTCTAAAGCATCACCGACCTTATCTCTTAAAGCGTCTTTGAAAGCCTCGCCAGCTTCAGCCGCTTGTCCTAATGACAATTTATCAATAAAATTTTTAACTTGTTCACTCATTTTTTTCTCCTATACTATATTTATACTATATTGTTGGTTTTTTTGTAGTTTTGTTATCTATATTATTAACATTATCTACAACCTCTTTATCAGATCCTATTTGATCTATAGCAGATTCAATACCTTCTTTTTTAATCTGTTTATCTATTTCTTCCATATCTCTATCGCTTTGTTTTAATATATTCTTACGAATGTATTTGTGTGAGAAATACTTACCAACATAATTGACCATACTATCAGCCAAAGCAATACGATCTTTTAACATTTCACTTTCTTTTAACTCAGAAAAATGACCATCAGTTAAGAAATCGTAACTAAGTCCCGAATGTATTGTAGCCCAATCTTCATCAGCAATAATACCTTTTAATATTAACTGAGTTCTTAATATATCACTAAACAGTTCAGTAAATTTTTTTCTCAATCTACCTACAAATTTAGTAAATTTTAATTCGTCTCTACTAATTTCAGCAGCTCTTCCCATATTAAAACCAGAAGATGTTTCTAATCTACTGATTGGAACGTTAAGAGAACGATATAATTTCTTTTGGAAATATTCTATATCAGCAATTTCTCCTAAATTTTGTCCACCTGGTAATGTAGTAATTTCTGTTCCTCGACCACCTTCTCTACGTGGTAACCAATAATCTTCTAACATGTTCATATAATTTCTATCGTCTCTAATTTCACCAGTATTAGCATCATAGACAAGTTTATTTCTATAACGTGCCATCACATCTCTTAAATATTGTTCCGCTTTAATCTTAGGCAAATTGCCCACATCAATATAAAATATTCTTCTTTCGGGAGCACGAGCAATACGATAGATAACCATCGCATCTTCAATCATTCTTAATTGATTAACTGATTTAATTGCTTTATGTAAATAAGATAACACTTGATTTCTATTTTGATCTACCAATCCTGAGTTAGCATAAGAAATAGTATCTGCTGAAATTCTTACACCTGAACCGGATGTTCCGCCAGAAATACCTCTTTCATTAAATAAAAAATATTCTTCAAATTCAGTTACCATATCTAAACTTGATGACGTTCTTGACTTTCTAACTTCTCTTACTTTTTTAATTTTTCTAGGATCAATGTATTTTAATTCTACAATACCATTTCTAGGATTTTCTCTATCTATAACTTTTTGATAATACATACGACCATCAACGTACCATCTTCTAAAGATGTCGTGGCCTTTTGTATTAAAATCCATTAAACGTAAAATGGTTTTAAATTCATCTTCTATTCTTCTTCTTACTTCTGGACCAAATGGTAAATTTGATAAATCAGGAGTAACCGAATCTTTATTTTCATTTACAACAATTGCTTCATTAACAATATCATCTATCGCTGTGTCGCACTCTGGATGTAATGAAATTTCTCTATAACGTCTTACTAAGTCCGCCTCGTTCTTAGATGTACCTTCTAAATCTAAAAATTGTCCAAAAGCACCACCAACAGCAGAGACGGTTGTTGCGCCATCGTCAGCAGCAGGTATACTAAAACTTTGTTTGGGGTCTTGTTCTCGTTTTTTACGTGTGATCGAAAATCCAAATAGATCGGCCATAATTTATATCCTTTTTACATCACCGATATGTTTGAGAATTGAGTGATGTGTTTGTTTCATAATATTATTTATAAGTCTAAAAAGAGCCGCTTTTTAGGCGGCTCTTCTTAATATTAACTACTATGTAGTTGTATTTGTTTCAAAGTATTGGTAAGCAAATGTAACAACAAACTGTTCGATTGCTGTTTGTTCATCATACGTTAAATCAATAGCACCGATATCTTTTGGAAAAAGACCTCTAAGTGTGTATGATTTAATAACGTTTCCGTTACGATCTAAATGATCTACAAACGAATCTACTTGATAATCAGCTGGATTTGTTAATCCTTCGTTATCAGTCATATTGTTGATACCATTTTGCCATCTTTCAAAAGCATTTCTCAATTTGAAGTTTGAATCGTTATAAACTGTAACAGTCCAATCCGCAAATGATCTATCTCCTGCGATTTTAATTGATCGACCTCTAAACTTAACGTCAACCTCACCAAGTGTCATAGCAGGTATAGTTGTTGCTCTACATAAGAAAGCAAGATCTTCTATTTCTCCACCAACTTGAGCATAACCTGGAAAAGGCATTACTACCTTAAACTGGTTAGCACGAGCGCCGCCGCCAGAAAGTTTAGCTTTGAAGTCATTAATGTTTGCCATTTTTTATTCTCCTATTCTAAATTACCCTGCTATTTCTGAAAAAGAAACACCAGTTCTGGTTGCTATAAACGATAATGTGATAAAGTTGATACTTCTAGCAGGTTTAACATATATTTCTGCTATAAATTCATTTCTATCAATTACGTCGCCTGTATTATTCGTTTCATCACAGACTACTAAAAAGTCTGTAAGACCACGTCTACCTTGTACTTCTCGTAAGAATGGTTCAACGATATTTCTAAAGTTTGCTCTAGTAAACTCGTCGTTAAATTCAAACAATTGGAACTTAGCAGCTGTAGAGATTGCTTTTTCTAAAGTGATAAACAATCTTCTAACGTTTATTCTATCAAATGCAGATGGAGCACTTAATCCTGTTTTATCTCCAAACAGTACAGTACCTTGACCAGGGAAAGTTACCACTGGATTAATTCTGCTTCTGTATAGATCATCTCTTTGAGTTTTATTAGGATTGAATGCTAACTTAACTGCTCCTCTAATATTACCACGGTTGTAACCTGCTGGTGAATACCAAGAATCAGCAACTAAATCAGTTCTAGCCGCAAGGCCAGCCAAGTCGCCATTTAATGGAACGTATCTATAAACATCACTATATCTATCATATTGATACTTATATCCACTATCAAATACAACATAAGAAGATGATCTGATACCAGAGTAAGTATTGATGACATTAAGAGTTTGAGTGTTATTAGATGTTACATTAACAACGTCCGATCTCAAAGGAGATACAAACGCTATAGCGTCTTTTCTATTTTCCGCTAGTGTAATCATATTATCAATGTGAGTTGTATCACATGAACCTGCGATAATTAAACCTACATCTACTGTTTCAGCGTCTAAAAACTTTTGATACGCTGTGTATCTTTGTCCTGTAGATACAGTTGAACCATCATTACCACCTGAAAGTGCTTCAGATGTTGGTGTAGTTACTGCTGTGTAAGTTACGCCTGCTGCTGCAGATCCCCAATTAGATCCTGAAGCATTATGGTCCATCCAATATACGTATTGAGATTTACCAAATAAAACATCCACGTAATAATTAGAATCACCTTGTGGAGTTTTTGCGTCAGAAGCTTTTGACAATTTAGAATAAGTTTCTAAAAGTGCCCCTGGAGTTCCTGAAATAACACCGTTTGTGTCTATAACAATTACGTGTATTTCATCATTAACTCCACCTCTATCATTTACGTATGGTGAAGTTCCTGGAGCGCCAGCTACTTGATCATAATATCTCCAACGTCTTTTTACGTTAGCGCCGTTAGTTACAGTTGTATATAATCCACCTGTACCTGTATCAGCTCTAACAATATTAACGCTTGGTGAAGAAACAGAAGTTACTCTATATTTGTAACCATTGTAATCAGTACCAGAGGCCGTATCAGTAAATTCTAATATGTCTCCTGTGTTAATACCTATAGTTGAAGATAATGTTATCGTTGTGTCGCCTACAGCTGTTGCTGCGTCATTTACTGTAGTTTTTTCACCTTGTTGATAAGCTGTTGCGCTTGGACAAGTTGCTACTGTTAAACTATTACCCCAAGAACCTGCTGTTTTAGCAGCGAAAGTTCCTACCGAAGCTTGTCCAGTGGAATAGTTGTTAGTATAGTCTGAACTATTTTTTACTAAAATACCACTACCATTTGAGGTAGCGTTTTTAAGACTTGTATTAGTTGCTCGTACTACTCTTAATGCGTTAGAGTATTGTAGAAAGTTTGCTGCGCTAAACCAATCTTCAAAGTTAGTTGAATTTGGTTTGCCAAACGTATCTACTAATTCTTGCTCGCTAGAAACCGTTACGATTTCATCAAGTGGACCTTTAGAGAATTGAGCTGCTATAGCACCAACACTAGTTGATACAGCAGGAATAATTCTTGTTAAGTCTCTTTCCTGTACGAGAACACCTGGTGATACTTGAAATGCCATTAGGTTTTCTCCTTATTTAATTAGCTAATTTTAACATATATAATTCAAAACTCGTATTATTCATACGCCCATAGTCAAAAGTTATCATACGTGTATCTATTTATAAAACACGTAATTTTCACTATTTACTGATAATCTTCACCTTTTCTTATATGAACAGGATGCCATACTTCTCCATATTCATCTTTAAAAGATTGAGATTCTGGTGGATCAATACCATCATCAATAAATCCAAATGGTGCCATATCTTGTTCTATGATATTAGACTGTTCTTCATATAATTTAGAACGAACATCAGAATTACTTAATTCTTTGAAATACGTCTGGTTTGATAACCAACCAAATATAATAAGACAAGTCATTAAATCATCATTACAACCTTCTTCGGCCATCCAAGAGTTGTGTCGTCTAGCAAACGTTGACATCTCTCCTATAATATTAAAATCATTAATAATAATCTTGTCTGATTCCACAATTGTTTTTAAATTAGAACAACCAATTTTTTTAATCTGTTTGGTCATACGAATACCTAATTGACTTCCTCTACCACTAAATCCTGTACCTAATACTTGGCCAGCTCTACCTCTTTGAGTAGTCATTAATACGTTGTCATATTCTAAATCAAAATGTATAGCATCAGATATTTGTCCACCTAAATCATTTACTTCTACTAATACGTGGGCTCTATTAAAGGCCTTACATGTTTGTTCTATAATATTAGGAAACACTAAAGGTTTAATTTCATTGTTACGATATTTGGCCACAACTTTATATGGCATCTGTGTAACATCAAATATAACAAAAGCAGAATAGTCTTTTGTAATACCTCTTGCTACGTCAACAGTACAAACATAAATTTTGTTTTTATCTGGCCTTTCAAATATATCTAAGCCGCCTCTTGACTCTAATGGTGGAACATAAGGCATTGTTTTAATTTTAGCTGGAGATATAAGAGTATCAATAGATCCTAAAAATTCACACTCAAACTCACTAGCAAACTGTTCTTTACTTGTATTACGTATTGTTTCTTCTTTCCATTTTTCATCACGGCCTGGAACTTCTGACCAATGAACGTCTACCGGAATATAATCATTTAATTTGTTTATAGAATCAGTCCACAATTTATAGTACATATTCATTCCGTGAGGAGTTGATACTATAACCATTTTAGTATTCTTACCAGAAGATATAGTAGGAAACACCGAACTAAAAAATTGTTCAGCAATAGTTGCTGGTACGAAAGCAAACTCGTCTAAAAATATTATGTTATAAGAACCTCCTCGAATGGCACTTGAAGATGTAGCAGCGGCCACTATCTTACTACCATTTTCTAATTCAATACTACCTTTATTCCAGTTTAATACACCTTGTTGTAAAAACTTTGGTATATTTTCATAAGCTAATTGTAAACGACCTAATATATCTCTAGCTGTAGAGGATTTGTTGGCCAATATGGCAATGTTACAGTTTGGATTAAACAAAGCATAGTGAAGTAAATAAGATACAATAGTTGTTGATTTACCTGATTGTCTAGGTAGTTTACATATAGTAAAACGATTATTGTGTATTGTGCCTACTATTTCTTTTTGAAAGTCATACATTTTAAAAGGTACCAAACCTTCGTCTAAAGAAACAATCTTTACATAGTTCTGAATAAAATATAAAGGGTCTTTAGAACACTTAGCAAATTCTTCAATTTGTTCTTGTGTAAATTCTACAGTAACATTTACCTTTTTTAAATTTGGATTACCTAGATATACTTCACTCATTAACTATAATTCCTTCTATATGTGTATAACCTAATTCTAAAGCAGCTTTTATTCTTTGACTGCCTTTAAAAACACTATATTGTTTTTCAATATATGGCATACCATTAGCACCTACACGTGATATATTATTGATCGTATGTTTAATTACTTGTATAGGTTCATTCATATCTTCTCCGTTTAATAACTCTTGTAAAGGAGTCATTGTACTTATAAAGGTTAAATCACTTATCTGAAACGTCTGTTTGTTCAGGTAACTTTTTGTTGCTTTTAATATCTTCATTTGATTTCAACATTTGTTGTAACTCTTTTGTACTCCCTACGAACAAAGCATTTTTAATTTGTGGAGAAGCAGTCTTAGGCAAATCTTTTAAATCTTTTAATTTTTTTTGTAAATCTTGTAACTTATCTACTGTACTGGCCACATTTGATATAAGTTGGCCGGCAACTTCGTAAGCACGTGGATGTTGTCCTTCTTTAGCAATCTCTAAAATACCTTCAATAGCTTGTTGGCCTTTTTCAATTAGATTATAATAATTCTCTCTACTATATTCGTAGTCGTTATCTATATCCGCTTTAGTAGTATCAGTAATTCTAGGTACAGGAGGATTATCTACTTTAATAATAGACTCTAATGTAGGTTTTTCTGTAGATTCAATACCTAATATTTCATTTACTTTATCATCAAGTTTACTCATAATACTATTTATTACTTATTTTATTCGTCTGTATCCGTAGTTTTGTTATATTTCTTACCATCAGAAAATGTCTCAATAGTAGTTGTAAATCCAAAGTCATCATTAGGATCTGCGTTAGTAGGATTAGGTACTACTGTAATTCTTTCTTCTCTGGCCTTATCTACTGTATTTGTATTACTATAAATGTCTGATTGAGTAGAAAGTATAATTTCTTGTGTAGAAGCTGGCCCAAATAGATATGTTTTAGCGGTAAAGTTTAATGTATAAATGACAGCTCTTCTAGTAACAAAATCACCGGTGTAACTATCTTCATAATTTACATTATTTAAAACTATAGGTACATCTCTTTTAATATCTAATTCAGGTAATAAATTTAAAGTAACAGTATAGTCTGGTTGAAAATAAGGTAATATTTGTTCTACAATTTGTAAGCCATTTTCGGCAGTTGCTGTAAATACGTTTAAAGTATAGTTAATATTGTAAGGCACCGGAGTATAATTAAAATTAACACCTGTATTTGTAGATGTTTTTGGTGTTCTTAATTTTTGAACTCTTGTTAATTTTCTGCCAGCATCATAAACAATACCTGTTATTTCAAAACTCATACGAGGCAATACAACAGCAAATTCTCTATCTTGTAAATCCTTTTGTTGATCCAAACGAACTAAAAATTTTTCTTTTGGTCCATAGGCTAATGGTACAGTTATACTTTGAATTTGTTTACCCGTAGTATCAGATTTTTTAACTTGTATCTTATTAAAGATTGTTCCAAAAGCTACTGTTAATCTTCTTAGACCTTCATTATAAAAAAAATTATTAAACATTAATATCCTCCTGGATCACCAAACGGATTTGTTTCCGAAAAGTCTAATATATCGTCAGCTGTTGAAGCAGTATCAAATCCCGCTTCATTATCTAAATCATTATTATTAGCATATGTTGAATTAACTTTTTCGTCAAATGTTTCTAATAAGAAATAATTAACATCATCATTTACAGTATCGTTTTCTAATAATAAAGAACCACTCGCATCTTCTAAAGAAAAATGTTGGTCTAGTTGATTTAGAGTAAATAAAGCTTCTTTTTCATCAATAGCCTGCACACCTGTTTCCAAATTTTCGCTTGAGTATTCCCAACGAGTTACTCTTAATTTATAAACCGGTAAATTTCCTAATTGAAAGAAAGGTTGTTGATCTTCTACAAACAGTATTTCAAAAAAACTGTTCATTAAAGGCATGTAAATTATATCGCCCTCATTTGGTCGGCCTTCAGCAATCATAGTTGATCGTGAACTTACCAATTCTTCAAATCTTCTTTTAGAAACCATGAACGTAGTATCTTCACGTATTTCTAAACCAAATTTATTAATTATTTCTTGTTGTCCTAAAAATCCTTCACTAGTTTCAAAATACATTTCAACAGGTAAAGCATTTTTAAATTTACTAACCACATCTTCACCTAAAATAATATCTTTGTTAACTAAAGTTCTAGGCATATAGTAAACCATATTACCATATATCTTTAGTCCTTCTATGATTAAATCTTCGTGGAGTCTTTGTTCAGCAAGATTACCTATTCCATTTCCAGATTGAAAATATGGATTCATTACAACCATACATTATCCTATCATAAATGTTGGAGCAATTTCGTAAGAGTCTCTTATTTCTTTTTCTAGTTTTTCTATTTCAGTTTGAGCTTCTGTATAAATTTTTTCACCATTCAATGTAACTCCTCCCAACATAGTTACACCATTAAATTTACTTAGATTACTTCCCCATTGTCTTTTAAATTGAGCCGTTATATATCTTTTTAACCAAATATCGTTATAAACATCTGTGTAAGTATTTGGATCTAATTTTCTATAACATTCAATAACAAGATATTCATTTACTTGTAAATCGTAATCCCAAGCCATATCAATATACAATCTGTTATCGTGTTGTTGAAATCTTATAGGTTTTTGACCTACTAATATTTGATCTAAGAAATCTAAATGTCTTAACACCATATCATAGTTGATAATTGATGTTGAGGCAAAGTCATAAAGGTCATTTAAACGTAATTGATATCTTACGTCAAACATGTTTAGATTTGCTTTATCAGAAAAAGGCAATATGTTGATAACAGAAATTACAGATTCAGGAACCACAATATAATTATTTGCTTCGTACCAAGTTGATGAAACTCCATTTTTAGTGGCCGTCTCTGTAGTTGGAGTAGAAGCTTGTAATCTTTGTTTATCTGTTTCTGTTAATTTGTATTTAAGGTATGTTCTTCTTATTCCATCATAATGATGTTGAGCATAGAATTGCAATGCCTCATCTATACGATCTTCTAATTGGTCATTATCCACGTTAATTTCTATAACTGGTTTACCCAATGATCGTAAAGCGTATTGTTTTAATGTTTCTCTTGTTGCTGGAGTGGCCATAATCTATACTATTTATATAAAATAGTTAATTTAATTGTTTAATTTTGTATTAAACTCCTCGAACCATACTACCATTAAACCAAGTAATGTTTGCACTATTAACAGCAGTAACAGTTACACTTGACCCAGAGCTTTGTTGAACATATATTTCAAAATAATCAGTAGATCCGTTAGCATATACTAACGAACTAACTTGCATAGCCCAGAAGTTTGCGGCGATTTGTGTTCCGCTTTGATTTGTGCCACGCTTGTATTCTGCTCCGTTTTTCCAAATTACAATCATCATTTCACCAGTGCCAGATGCTCCATCTAAACGAACTTCAGCATTTAATTGATAGTAGCCTGCTACAGTAGGAGTAAATGTTGAACTTGCATAGTTGTTGTTAGTATCAAATTCTTCAACTTGGAATAAAACCTTTTGTTGTGAACCACTAGTAATTGTTTGTGCGGAATTGTTTGCATAAGCACTAAACGCTGGGCCAGCATTAACGACAGAACCATTAAGTGTTAAAGATCCAGCTGTACTTACTTTAAGTTCGTTAGAACCTGCTTTTAATACGATTTGACATGAAGCTGTTGCAGTAAGATCGTTACCAGCATTCTGTCCTAAAAATATATTGTTAGTGCCTGTTGTGTTACAATAACCAGCACATTGACCAGCAAAAATATTATTTGAAGCAGTGTTGAAACGGCCTGCACACTGTCCAGCAAAAAAGTTATTAGAAGCAGTAGAGAGGCAAAAGCCCGCTTCATTACCTATAAAGGTGTTACTATTACCAGTTGTAATGTTATAACCTGCACATTTACCTAATATAGTATTATGGCATCCATCTGAATGATTACATCCAGAAAGAGGGCCGACAAAAAAGTTATAACACCCAGAACCAAAAGCAATACCACTAGAACGACCCAAAAAAACATTATCTTTTCCATTTTTTCTACAACCAGCTTCATAACCTAAAAAAAGATTATAACAACCGCCTCCATATCTTCCGGTTTGACTTCCAAGATAAATATTACGACTACCACCTGAGGAGCAATAGGCAGTTTTATAACCTACAAAAATATTTTCACATACATTGGTTCCTGCAACTAATCCAGAGCATTGTCCTATAAAAACATTTCCATTATCAGCAGTATATCTGCCTAAATTCCATCCAGCGCATAGTCCTATAAATATATTATCAGAAGAATCACACACGCCACGGAAATAAGCACAAAGACCTATAGCAACATTATTAGAACCAGTAGTGTTACAACGACCAGCACAATTGCCAGCAAAAAAGTTACCAGAGCCAGTAGTGTTAAAACGTCCAGCACAATTGCCAGCAAAAAAGTTATTAGAACCAGTAGTGTTACAACGACCAGCTTCACAACCTATAAAAATATTATGAGTACCGGTTGTGTTAGCAGCACCAGCACATGCACCAGCAAAGAAATTATTTGTACCTGTTCCGCCTGTACCTGTACATATACCGGCACCTGTTGAAACTATATTTGATGTATTACAAGTAGCAAATGGGCCTGCTATAGATGAACCTGTATATCCTATTGAACCGGCTGAACCTGTATAACCTACAACTGTTGAAGCAGAGCCGGTGTAACCATTTGTGCCTGCCGATCCTGTGTATCCATTTGTACCGGCCGAACCTGTATAACCAACACCGGCTGAACCTGTATATCCTGTAATTGTTTGAGTAACTATTTCCCAGCCAGCACCATTCCACAACCATGTACGAGTACCTAATGTATAAGTTGTTACATTAGCTGTTAAACCTGTTGTTGGAAAATTAACTGTACTTGGCATATCTATATTTATAAGATTATTTTAGTTTATATAAATTCATTTAAATGTTAAAAAGTAAAGGTTCCAGCTAAAGCATATCTATTAGAAGTTATAGTAGCACCCGTTACAGTATGTAAAACAGTATAAGTGGTACCATTATTTGAACCTGAAATAGTCCAAGTTATAGGATCTCTACTTGATGCGTCATTTGCTGTATACCAAATATAACCATTAAATGATTTTGCTGTAGAAAATTGCCATATAACTGTAGAATTACCAGTCGAAGGTGTAGCATTATTACCTGAAAAATTAAAATCTAACCATTTATTATAAATATTACCATCGCTTAAATTAGTAATTCCTTCTCCACCAGGATTGTTACCACCGGGATTTGTAATTGTTACTCCTGTCATGGCATCAGATACGCCACTTTTTTGAAATGTAAAATCAGCAACTTGAATCATTGTAGTGGGGCCTGTAGCACCAGTAATATTCCATTTCCAATAAGTATAAGAAGAACCTGTTGGTTTAAAAACAACAGCAACCATTTTATGTTACTCCTGTACCACCTATAATCCAAGTTGTACTAGTAAGTTTAACCAAAGTTGCCATACCAAAAGCCGCAACAGTTCTTGAACCAGTACTTCCCGAACCACCTAGATATAATGTATCAGTTGTAATAGCTACAGTGATTGTTACTCCACTACCAGCAATTAAATTTATAACAGTGCCAATAGGATAAGCAACAGTACCATTTGCTGGAATTGTAATAGTAGCAGTTGTTGTTACATAGATATGTTTACCAGCATCACCTATTAAAAGTTGATAAGCTGATGATTGAGAATTTTGAGGCAATCCCATATATCCTGGGCCTGAAGTTGCCGTTGATGTTGTGGCAGCATCAATTGTAGATGGAAAAGAACCTGTGTAACCTGTTGAACCTGTAAAACCATTTGTACCATTTGTACCATTTGTACCGGCCGAACCTGTGTAACCTGCTGAACCTGTATAACCTGCTGAACCTGTATAACCCAAAGCTCCTACACTTCCTAATTCAACCCATTGAGAAGAATCTCCATCGTTATAATAAGAATATTGTTTTCCTGTATATGAATCTACCCAAATATCTCCTACATTTGGAGAAACAGGAGCACTTGTACTTTGTGTGAATTGTAAAACTCCTTTTGAGCCGGTATAACCTAAACTGCCTGTATAACCTAAACTTCCTGTGTAACCTATATCACCTTTAGAACCTGTGTATCCAGCACCTGTTGATCCTGTGTAACCTAAAGATCCTGAATAACCAATATCACCTTTAGAACCTGTGTAACCAACGCCTGCTGATCCTGTATAACCTACAGAACCTGTATAACCATCACGACCTGATACAAGTCCTACAAATAATTGTTGATTGTTTGTAAAAGATGAAGATCCTCCACTTGAAATTAATGTAGCTGGTATATCCCACCAACTATCTACACCACTTGTATAATTTATTGGTGTTCCAGTAATTTTCCATTTTTGAAAATTATTACTTACATTAGCATCTTGAATTACAAAACTTTCATTAATTTCTAAAAGTGAAATATAAACATCTATATCTGTTGCTAATCCGCCGGCAGCATTAGTTTTGTGTGAAATCCAAATATTTTGAGGTGAAGTTAATTGTGAATTAAAATATTGCCATAGTATTTTACCATCACCAATGTATGTTCCACTACTTGGTGTATTATTACTTGCTTGAAAATAAAAAATACTATTTGAAGTTCCTTGAGCACCAGTATCACCTTTAGAACCTGTGTAACCTTGTGAACCTGTGTAACCTTGTGAACCTGTGTAACCTTGTGAACCTGTATAACCTTGTGAACCAGTGTAACCTTGAGAACCAGTGTAACCTTGTGAACCTGTATAACCATTTGAAGGTTTAATAGCATAAAGAGTCCATATAGCTGGATTATTTGCTGGATCTAAATAATTTCCAAGAAGAAGTGTAGTTTTGCTAACATACGTATTACCATCAACTGTCGAAATAGCAACTTTATATGTATAACCAGAATGATCTTGAAAATCCCAAACACCTATAAAATCTAATGTAGGAGCAGAAGCACCTGGAGAACCATTATCGCCTTGAGAACCTGTGTAACCAATGTCTCCTTGAGAACCAGTGTAACCTATAGACCCTGTGTAACCAATGCCGGCAGATCCAGTATAACCTATTGAACCTGTATAGCCAGCTGTAAGAGGTACTAACTCCCAAGCATCACCATTAAATTTCCATGTTTTACTGCCTAATGTATAGGTATCGTTTGTATTGGCTGGACTTGGAAAATTTATGGCCATTTTAGTTTAATTTGAAAACCTGTAATTTTAATTATTGTATATATTTATAAAAATAATATACTAATTACTGATAAATTAAACGTATATTTAACAACAAATATAAAGGTTTTTACTTTACTTCAACAACAGTATCTAAATTTCTCCAGAACTCTTGATTTTTATATTTGGTTACTATACTTTCAGGTAACAACTCAGATGGTTTTTTAGACACCTTTTTTAACTCTTTTCTTACTTGGTGCATGTCTGCAAATCCATAAACACCAGCATCATTCTCTTGATGTAAATTTATAAGATTTTTAAAGTCATGTTTTTTATAGTATTCTTCACCTAAGTAATCATATACTTTTTTCATAGTGGTTTCAGGATCATTAACCAAATCATCATACTCGATTAGATGTAATTGTTTCTCTCTGTTATTCATTAACATCTCTTTAATACCTTGAGCACTCTGACCTATTATACCCATAGGGCCACATAATGTATCACAACGATTTTCATCAGTTAAAGGTTGGCCAGTTTTAACTAACATGTCATCTAAAAAGTTTAATTTACCACCCACTTGATATGGATTTCTACGGTGCATATCTATAAATGATGTTAGTATATCTAATATACTTCTTACAGGACATAATATTTTAGGTTCAATATTGAAATATGATTCTATAAAAGCAGGCCTGTTTGTCCACGATCTGTTCTTATCAAAAACTACAGGTTGTTTTACATCACTATAATAGTAAAAAATTAAATTCTTAATATAATCTTCTACTTGTTGTTTTTTAGGATAAGCAAAATACAACTCATCTTGATTAAAATTTTGTTCTAATGCTAACATTCCGCCCACTACAGGAGAACTTGGTCCTGAATAGAAACGAGGGTTTTGATTTAATATTGCCGATAACATTGTACTACCAGCTCTTGGTAGGCCTGCCATAAAGTAAAGTGTTTTTTTGTTTTCCATATTATTGTTTATCCACTGATTTGATTATTGTTTTTAGATTAAAGAGTTTTGTATTTTCTGTAAAAGGAAACTCTATTTCATTTCCATTAAAGTCAAAATCAAATAGATAACTTCCTGGTAATTTAAAATCATAAGGAACTTCAGTACATATATTATCATGTAAATTATAACCAAATACTTTAGGCGAAGTACCATTCCATAAAACTGTTGATTTTAAATTTAATGCGGCCGCAGCGTGTTGTAAACACGAATCTATAAAAATTCTTTTCTGACTCACCAACAATATACTAAAAAACTCCATAATTGATAATGCTTTTTGAGGAGTAGCAAATATATGTTCAACATCTTTTAATTTCATAGAGTTCATTTTTGTAATTTGAAATATATGATAATCATTCTTGTAATGATCTACTATGTCTTGTGCTAGATCCATAGGCATGTCTCTTGTCCAAGCATAAGGTTTAGCATCAGTTGTCATCATACCACCATTTGTATGAATTACCATAACTGGTTTTTCTCTTTTCCAATAACCCATAGCAGCTTCAATTTGAAGTCTATTAAATTTAACTTCTGGTGTCTCACCACTATATTTTAAATTATATAGATCAATCCAGTTTTGTATTAATTTCTTTTTCTTATGTATATGATTGGTTGTAAAATAAGGTTCGTGATGAAAAATTATAGAATCTTTATCGTGTACATATTCTTGATAAAAATATTTTGTAGCACCTAATTGATAAACTCTATCCACATAACTTAAATTTAAAAAGATATCAGGAAAAGCACACGCTACTATTAATTTTCTATCTGGATGGTTATTTTTAATTGCTTTTGCTACTGCTGTGGCAGCCACGTGTTTTCCCATGCCACCTTGTACGTGAAATATAGAATATTTTAAATCATTAGTCATAGTTACCTTATATAAACATTTTGTATATGTTTATTTATACCTTTCCAAAACAGTCAGTCCATTGTTATTAGTCTTAAATATCTTAAATTTCCAATGAGGATTTTCAATTAGAAACTCTATAACGGCCGTTAAAAGGCCTTTATTGTCAAAACCTAAAACATTCTCACCTCTTAAACCATAAGTGTACGTGTCATGGAAAGCAATATATTTCTGTGCTTTATTTCCATGTAGTTTTAATTCTTTTTTTAATTGTTCATAATTGTGTATTGTATCAATAAACAATAAATCTGTTTCTTCTATTTCAATATTCAACACATCATCTTTTATGTACTGAACATTCTTACCTTTTGACTTAGCTTTATCAAAGAGCTTTTGTACTGTTTTATCTAATACCACATCAAAAGAAATTAAATCCACGTTGGCGTTTAAAAAAGCTCTAGTACTTACACCTGTTCTTACACCCATTTCAACTACCGTTTTACAGTCTTTACATAGTTCATATAGTATATGTACATTTTCATTTATATCACTAGGTGTATTTTTTGCTTTTAAATATTCATTTTCAAAAAAATCTACTTTAATACTTTCATATTTTCGTATTGTTTGAATGGGTAAATCCCAATTAACACCATTCTTAAAATGATTATTTTTTAATAGATTTTCAGAATCTAATTTAACTCTTTGAGCAATATCACTTTCAGGATCATCAAAATCTAGGTAGCCTATAGTTTCTGAAATTAAACCTTTAATTTTATTAGACTTTATAACATAAACATTTTGGGAATTTTGTGCGTAATAATCATCACCATACCATAACTGATATAGGTCTGGTATTATATTATAAGATTCTTTTAACATAAACATACAAGTACCAAATGCCCAAGCTTGTCCACCAATAGGTTGTGTATTATTAAATTCTAGTTTAACTATCTTTTCTTCTGTAGGTATAAAGTCATCTATGATAAAGTTATTTTTACGGCCAGCTAAACTTACACCTATTAGATCACCTTTTTTTAAATTGAAATTATGAACCATATCAAATACGGAAGAATCTACGTTTATGTCGTCATTTATGATAGCAATTATTTTTGAAGTTGATCTTCTATAACCTTCATTCCACGCAGGATTTACGTATATGTTTTTATTAAAACAAACCAATTCTATTTTAGAATCTTTTAGAATATCATATTCTGGCCTATTTAAAACGTTATTATCTATTAATATAATTTTGTTTATCTTTGGATTTAAAACGTATGACGTTAATACTAGATCAAAGTTTTTTACATACCACATTGTGGGTATAATTACATCTATGTACATTTACTTTAACCACCTATCGTTTTCTAAAGTCCAGTTTACAACCTGTTCTATTCTTTCGCTTAATGTTATGCGTGGTTGCCAACCTAAAGATTTCATATATTCACCACTTAAAGAATAACGTAAATCATGTCCAGGTCTTGCTGAATGAAAATCTACCATTTCATATTTGGCATGAGTTGCTTTCATTACATCAGCAATCTTTCTTGCTAATGTTAAATTATCTATTTCTTCAGCACCTACAAGATTAAACTTTGGACATTTAGCATTACCAAAATCATTTTCAAAAGGGCCTTTTAAATTTAAAATATGTAATATTCCTTCGGCAACATCTTTAGCATGTATATAATGACGTGAACCGGCCTTTGTTTTTGAAGGATCTGAATGAACTGTAATAGGTAAATTATCACGCATTTTACGAATACACATTGGTATATACTTTTCAGGATGTTGTCTTTCGCCAAATACGTTCATTGTATGAGTTATGTATAATGGTAAATTATAAGTGTTTTCAAAGGCCACACACATTTCTTCAGCAGCTGCTTTAGAAGCTGAATAAGGATTTGTAGCATTATATCTATCACGTTCTTTATAATCTACTCCTTCAGGAGCTGGGCCAAATACTTCATCAGTTGAAAAATAAACAAATCGTTCTAAATTGGAAAGATTACGAGCATAGTTTAATAAATTTGTTGTGCCTACGACATTATCTAAAACAAATTCCATAGGATATTCAATAGAACGATCTACATGAGAACCTGCTGCTAAATGTAAAATAATATTTACATCACCTATACGATTTACTATTTGTGAATTTAATTCTGCTTTAAGATCGTGATAAACTACTGTTACACGTTTTTGTGTTGATTTAGGTAATACTGAAACGACTTCATGTAAACGATTTAAATTTCCTGAAAAGTCTAGTCTATCAATTGAGATGATTTCCCAATCTGTTTTTTCTAATAATACTTCAATTAAATGATGTGCTATGAAACCGGCACCACCAGTTATTAATACTTTTTTAGCCATAATTTATTCAAACGAAATAATAATATATCTAATATATCAAATATTTAACTAATTGTCAAGTACTATTTGTTTTCTAAGTCTCTTACTTTGCTTTCAAGTGTTTCAACTTTAGCGTTTAACTCTTTAATAGCGTTTACTAAGACCGGAACTAGATAATCATTCGTTAAGAATAACTTATCAGGATTTTCATTAGAAACAATTACTGGTTTATCGCCTTCTAAAGATAGTATTTCTTGAGCGCTAAATCCATATCGTTTCTTACCATTACCAATTAATTCATTAGTTGCTCTGTCTTTAAATGCGAACTCAATAGGATTTACATCTTTTAAGAAGCCTAATCCTTTATTTACAGCACCATATATACATTTATCTCTAACATCTGATACTGCTGTCCAAGCAACTTGTATTTGAGCACAAGTGTGAGCATTATTACCTAATACAATTCTATCATTTTCAGTTGTTATGTTTACTAAACCAGGATCAGAACCACAACCGGTGTAAGTACCTATCAATAAAAGGTTACAACCTGTTGTAACACAATAACCGGCATTTGTACCTATCATTACATTTTTACCTGATACCGCATTTCTAGCAGCATTATAACCTACGTAAACATTTAAATTACCGACCCTATTACATGCTCCAGTAGCTGAACCAATAGCAATGTTATAACCTCCTGTACATGTAAATGCTCCAGCATAATTACCAAGAAAAATATTCTGCGATCCAGTAGTTACATATTTAGCAGCTGAACAACCAATAAAAATATTATCACAACCAGTACTTAAATTTTCCCCAGCCGAATAACCACCAATAAAGTTAAATCTACCAGTTGTTATTCTTTTTCCTGAATATTTACCAAAAAATTGATTATGAGCTGAAGAAGAGCTATAACGGCCACCAGAACATTGACCCATAAAAATATTATTACTTCCTGTTGTGTTACAAAATCCAGCAGAATTACCTAAAAATATGTTATTACTACCTGTTGAGTTTTTATATCCAGATTGACAACCTGAAAACACGTTATGACTGCCTGTTGTTAGGTATTGACCAGCATTTTCACCAAAAATTGTATTATGAGTGCCTGACGTTAAATACGCACCAGCTATTCTACCCATAATTATATTATTATTTCCAGCGCCGGTTCCAAAACTAGCTACGTCTTTACCTATAAAAGTATTATAACTACCTGTATTTCTTCTTCCACTTCTGTAGCCTATAACTGTACGAAAAGAACCACTCGTAGCATATTGACCAGCATAACAGCCTACATAGAAATTATAACTACCTGTTTCGTTAGCTTGACCAGCTCTTGGACCTATAAAAGTATTAACTACACCTGTATCGTTATTAGCTCCAGCATATAGCCCTGCAAAAAAGTTATTCGCACCTGATCCACCTGTACCTGTACCTATACTAGCACCTGTTGAAACTATGTTATTTGTACCACACTTAGCAAATAGACTAGAACCACCACCAACGGCAGTACCGTTAAGTGTTAAAGATCCAGCTGAACTTACTTTAAGTTCGTTACTACCTGCTTTTAATACGATTTGGTTTGAACAACCAGCCGCATCACCTGCTGCGTATTTACCTAAAAATATGTTACATGAACCTGTTGTATTAGTTTGACCTGCGTATTGACCTAAAAATACGTTACTACTACCCGAAGTATTTAATCTACCTGAATAACAACCTAAAAATACGTTATTATTGCCTGTGTTAAATCTACCAGAATCTTTTCCTAAAGAAACGTTTCCAGAACCGGTACAATTAAATATACCAGAATGACGACCTATAGAAACGTTATTAATACCTGTTGTATTTCTAAATCCACTTTGAAATCCTATAAACGTATTATAATAACCTGAAGTGTTACAAGCACCAGCACATGAACCGGCAAAAAAGTTATCATTACCTGTTCCACCTGTGCCTGTACCATAACTAGCACCTGTTGAAACTAGGTTTGCTGTACCACAGACAGCAAATGGGCCAGAACCACCAGCAGCGGCCGAACCTGTGTAACCTATAGCACCTTGTGATCCTGTGAAACCTACTAAACCTTGGTTAGCAAATTCTACCCACTGATCTGAATTTCCATCATTGTACCAGAAATATTGAATACCTGATGCTTCATCAATCCAAATATCTCCGTATTGAGCGCCTGAAGGAGGAGTAGCTGAAGTTGTAACTGTTAAATTACCTTCTGATCCTACGTAACCTGTATCTCCTTTTGAACCTGTATATCCGATATCACCTTTTGAACCTGTGTATCCTTGTGAACCTACGAAACCAGTATCACCTTTTGAACCAACGTAGCCAGTATCGCCTTTTGAACCTGTGTACCCAATATCACCTTTTGATCCTGTGTAACCTAATGATCCTGTATAACCAATATCACCTTTTGAACCTGTGTACCCAATATCACCTTTTGATCCTGTGTAACCTTTTGATCCTGTGTAACCGTCATTACCTTGAGTACCTTGTGAACCAGTGTAACCATCATTTCCTTGATAACCTTGATCACCTTTTGAACCTGTAAATCCTGTATCTCCTTGATTACCTTTAGAACCAGTGTAACCGATATCACCTTTTGATCCTGTGTAACCAATATCACCTTTTGATCCTACGTAACCTGTATCGCCTTTAGATCCTGTGTAACCAATATCACCTTTTGATCCAGTAAATCCTGTTGTTCCTGATAAATCAGAAACAAAACTGTATGTTGAACCATTCCATAAATATAATTTTGAATTATCAGCATCATTAACATCAACTGTAGTAATAATAGCAAATTCACCAGCAACAATTCCTGTTGGTGAAGTATCTGCTGTTAAAGCAGCTACTGAAGAATAAATTTTAGCAATGTTAAATCCTAAACCTGAATTACCTTGATCGCCTTTTGATCCTGTGTAACCGATATCACCTTTTGAACCTGTGTAACCGATATCACCTTTTGAACCAGTATATCCTATATCACCTTTTGAACCTGTGTAACCGATATCACCTTGTGAACCGGTAAAACCTTTTGAACCTGTGTAACCTATATCACCTTTAGAACCAGTGTAACCAATATTACCTTGAGTACCTTGTGAACCAGTGTAACCATCATTTCCTTGATTACCTTGATCGCCTTTTGAACCAGCGTAACCAGTATCACCTTTTGATCCTGTGTAACCTAAATTTCCTTGATTACCTTGATCACCTTTTGAACCTGTGTAACCGATATCACCTTTAGAACCAGTGTAACCTATATTACCTTGAGAACCAGTGTAACCATCATTTCCTTGAATACCTTGATCGCCTTTTGAACCAGTATAACCGATATCGCCTTTTGAACCAGTGTAACCTAAATCTCCTTTTGAACCAACATAACCTGTATCGCCTTTTGATCCTGAATAACCTATATCACCTTTTGAGCCTGTATAACCGGCTGTAAGAGGTACTAATTCCCAAGCAGTTCCATTAAATTTCCATGTACGGTTGCCTAATGTATAAGTTGAATTTGGTGCTGGACTTGAAGGAAAATTTATTGCCATGTTTGTTCTTTTAACCTTTTTAGTTTAGTTAAGTTATTTTAGTATAATTATTTATATAAAAAAAATGTTCAGAAATGGTTTTTTTAAAAATATTTTTTTAATCATATTTTAAAGAAATTATTTATAATATTTTTTCCTTAACCATATGTTTTTATTCGTTGTCTAGGATAACAATTATTACTTGTAGGTCTACGTTTAAATGTACTTTTAGATACATTTCCACTCGTTTGTCTTTCTTTTTTATAGAACAAATATCTATTATTTGAGTTAGTTCCTGATTCTCCTAGACTATTATAAGGACTAGGAACATAGGTAGTATTCGGATACATTACACCAGGATCTATAATTTGATTCGTTGTACAATTATCTATTAAATATTGTAATGCTTCAGACTGTGTTGTAGAAGGCCATTGTTCAAGTAAACATGCTAAAATTCCTGTTACCTGAGGACACGCCATACTTGTTCCTGATATAGAAGCTAATTTATAATTACTATCTCTCGGATCATTTACTAATGTAACACCAAATTCTGTGGCAGCATTTGTATCATAAACGGCCCCCACAATATTAAAACCTGGAGCATATATGTCAACTCTACTTCCATAATTACTAAAAGACGATTTCATATCCCATCTTGTTGCGTTAGTAGAACCTACTGTTATTACACCACTGTTTGCCGCAGGAGAAGCTCCTCTACAAAAATAATAACTAGGACTAGAATTTAATGTATTATTATAATCTGAATCTGAAGATTTAACCATTTTAGCATAACTATTTCCAGCAGCTGCTGTTATAATTATACCATCATTAATAAGATCAGTAATATCTGTTTCCATTCCTGAAACTATAGTACCAACATCTACCACATAATTTGAACCAAATAATTGTAATACTACATTACAACCACATTGTTGTTCTAAAATAGTTTTTTTCTCAGCAACAGTTTTTCCTGTTAAATCAATTGTTGTTCCTCTATAATTTACAGAACTCATACCTGATACAAAAAGATATGATTGAAATCCCCAACTATTATTTACAATTGTAGGATTTTTTCTACCTGTAGCAGAATTAATAGGTTTGCTTGCGTGAAAGGCTCTAATGTAATCGTATATATAAAGAGCCCAATCTCCTGCTGGTTTATTGTCTGCTGAATAATTAAAATTTATATTATAAATGTTTGCGTCTCTTGCCCAGCCTTGTGTGTTACCGGCAGCAGTACTTGCTACATGTGTTCCGTGAGCACCATCAAAATTATATTCATAACTTCCTGTTGTTGAAATTCCTAATGAAGCGCTGTGTTGTAACCAATCGTATAAAACAACTCTTGAACCTCCTGTACCATCAACGTTAACAGCAAACTCAGGATGATTTGCATTAAGATGATCATCAACAATTACTATATCTACATTTTTTCCTGAACTTGTTGTAATTACAGTTTGATTTGTTTGAGTAAAGTCAGCATAAGCAGTTCCATTCCAATAATCTGTTGTAGAATTTCCCCATCCAGATAATTGAGATCCTCTTGTAACTCTTTCTAATCCCCAATTTTTATCATTCGTGTCTATTGTAGGATGTTTTTCAAAATTTGCTGTTTGACTCCATAACTTTCCTGGCCCTACCGGAATTATTCCTGGAGTAACACCAAGAGCACTAGGCAATTGTTCTACAGCTAAAACTCTATTATCATTTTTTAATTTTTGCGATTCTTCTTCTGTAAGAAGATAATGTGTGCTTCGGCTAATTTCTCTTAGTTGAGCAATTTGAACTTTTCTGTTAGGAATATAATCTGTACCATTTTCAGAATCCATGTCATCATAAAAAGAATCTACATCCGATTTATTTTTTACGGTAACTACGTACTCTTTAAAATCAGACATTTTATATTTCTAATTGTGTTAATGTCAGTGTAACGGTAATTGTTGTTGTGCCTCCACTTAAATTTACAACTTTAACAGGTATTGTAGTTGTAACAGGACTTTCATTATTGAATCCTAAAGATGATGGCGTCATTAAAATAGTTTGAGCACCTGTTGTAATAACCTCAGCTATTACTCCTGAACCTGGTAAAGGATCTGTCGTTTGTGATCTACTACTATCAGATGTTCTATTAGTACTATCTGTATATAATGTTACCCAAGCCGCAGCTGAAGTTTGTATTTTTAATAATTGATAACATTTAAATCCTGTAATATCTAAATTTTCTGAAGCATTATTTGCTAAACTTGAAGTTGTTCCTGTAGATGTTGTTCTACCAGACAATCCACTTCCTGCTGATCCTGTATAACCTGTCAGACCTGAACCTGAACCTGTGTAACCAATTGGTCCTTGTGAACCTGTGTAACCAATTGCGGCATAAGCACCAGAAGAACCAGTGTAACCTACACCTGCTGAACCTGTGTAACCTAAACTGCCTGTATAACCTGTAGCTCCTGCTGAACCTGTATATCCACTTCCACCAGAACCTACTGTAGTTCCGTTAAGTGTAAAAGCACCTGATGAATCAACTTTAAGAGTATTGGTGCCCGCTTTTAATACAATTTGATTTGAACAAGTCGCACCATCACCAGTTACGCCACAACCTATTAAAATATTATTAATACCTGTTGTATTAGAAGATCCTGAATATTTACCTAAGAAAGTGTTGCCACCACCTGTTGTATTATATTTACCTGAATTACATCCTATAAAAATATTATCACTAGCTGTTGTACTACAAAAACCTGTTCTATAACCTATAAAAGTATTATCGGAACCGGATGTTTTATAACCTGATTGTGGTCCTATAAAAGTATTATTACATCCAGTACTAGAATATGTTCCTGCCTCACTTCCTGCATTAAAATTATTAGAACCTGTAGTAGTACATCTACCACTATTGGAACCTAAAAATATATTATTAATACCTGTTGTATTAAATCTACCAGAATATTTTCCTAAAAAAATATTATTATCAGCTGTTGTATTGGATCTTCCACTAAACAATCCTACAAAAATATTACTAGACCCTGTGGTGTTACAAATTCCAGCATCAGCACCTATAAAAGTATTTAATACTCCATCTGTATTTTTCCATCCAGCACACCTACCTATAAAAGTATTATATTTTCCTGTTGTAGTACAACGGCCAGCACCAATGCCTATAAAAGTATTATAACAACCTGTCGTGTTAGCAGCTCCAGCACATTGGCCAGCAAAAAAATTATGTAAACCTGTTCCGCCTGTACCTGTTCCTATACCAGCACCTGTTGAAACTATATTTGATGTATTACAAGTAGCAAATGGTCCTGATGTTCCGGCCGAGCCTGTAAATCCTACAGAACCTTGTGAACCAACGTAACCTATATTTCCTAGTGAACCTGTATAACCAACTGAACCTGTATAACCAACTCCAGCTGATCCTGTAAATCCAATATTTCCTAATGAACCTGTGTAACCAACTCCAGCTGATCCTGTATAACCAACACCAGCTGATCCTGTGTAACCAATATTTCCTACTGAGCCTGTGTAACCAATTGATCCTGTGTAACCAATATTACCTGTTGATCCTGTGTAACCAATATTTCCTACTGAGCCAGTATAACCAATTGAGCCTGTGTAACCAACTCCGACTGATCCTGTAAAACCAATATTTCCTACTGAGCCTGTGTAACCGATTGAGCCTGTATATCCTATTTCACCTCTTGAACCAACGTAACCAATATCACCTTTTGATCCTGCATATCCTGGTAATCCTACGTTTGAAAGTTCTACCCATTGGTCTGAATCTCCATCATTAATCCAAGAGTATTCAATACCTGTTGCAGAATCAATCCAAATATCTCCATAGTTAGGACTTCCTGGAGGAGTTAATGCTGTTGTAATTTGTAATTGTCCTTTTGAACCTGTATAACCAACTGAACCTGTGTATCCATCACCTGCTGATCCTGTGTAACCTAAAGATCCTGTATAACCTAAATCTCCTTTTGAACCTGAATATCCATCAACTCCGGCCGATCCTGTAAATCCTGTTGAACCTGTGTAACCAACTCC